CTTGTCTTATTATGTTCTCTATCATATTTCAAATATAAGCATACACCTAAACATCAAAAAATATACTTATAAACATACATTTACTAGAATATATAATCTAGTATATATTATTTTTATTATATTATTTATATATATTAGTTTATATATCCTAGTATATGTTATATATTAGTATATATATTATATATAAGTTATATAACTAGATATAACTAGATATATCTATTTACGAATTTTTTGGTATTTTTCAAAACCTCTGCTACCAAAATAAGCTACATATACAGTAACAAGGAGTGTTTTAAGAAGTTCTATCCATTCACTACCCACTTTAAAAGGGCTATCACTACTGTCTAAAATAACAAACAAAGTAGTCATAAGAGTAAGATACAATAAGGTTAGTGGTCTAGTGTTTTTACTTAGCCAACTATCAGAAGCCATATCAGCATCCCAACGCTTAGTAACCTGCTCCATTTCCAACTCATCCATTTTAAGCAGTTCTAACGCCTTTTCTTTTTCAAATGGGCTTAGGGTATTGTCTGTACTAATTAAGTTCTTTAAAACGCCTAAAAAGCCCTTATCAGGCAATGTATCGCCTATACTTTTAAACAAACCTTTCTCTCCTATAAGAAATTTACCTACTTTAGTATCTTTAAATCGCTTTTTCATATACTCTAAATTGCAACTGTATTAAGAATAAATACACATTGTATTCATCGAAAGGATATTCTTCATTTTTAGGATAGTAAGATACACCGCCTATAAATGCTGTTGGAAATAAAGCTATTATTGCTATGCTCATATTAGTAAGTCCAAATTACGCCTTGTGTCTTGTCTTGGTCTATGTCAGCGTGTATAAAAGTATTTGCTATTCCTATCCTGCTAAAACCTACATCTAAAAGGCAATTAATTAAATCAAATCTATCTCTACTGTTGTTGCAAGCTATATCTACTGCTAGACCTTTTAAATGACTACTACCACCATTGCCATTTTCATCAGGCATCTTACCACCTACTTTTTCATTATGTGCAGGTGTTCTAAAACCACTATTAATGTGTATAGGCTTGTCAAACTTTTCTCTTACTTCGTCTAACATTTGAAGTAATACTTTGTCCATTAACTGTCCACTACCTTGTACGTCTGGGCTATCAAACTCGCTATAATTGAAGTACCTCATTGTTTTTTTAAGTTTATCAATACGTTACTTTTTGCTATTATAGTAACATAAAGTTATAACTTTTTACTACTATATTATTATTTTTTCTTTCTTAACTGATACCATTTTTGCAAGGTATAACCAATAGAAACAACAAGCAACAAAAGTTTTAACGTCAGTTCTATACCATCAACTGCGCTTATAGTTATTGCTGATAAATTTAACGCATAAACCTTGAAGCTATTCAAGTCCATAGATTAAAAGTTTCTACCTGCAAAGGTATGTACGCCATTACCCTCTACTTCTATTTCCTTGCTTACCCAACCATAAGGATAGTCAATACTTTCGTTACCATCCTCATCAGTTGCAGTAATCTCTGATGCTTTCCAAAGAACATCAACAGAATACTTGTCTGACTGTACCCCCTCTGTTAGTTGGTTGCCTTGTTCATCGTATGTTGGTTGCTCGGTGTATAGATAACCCAATTTAACAACCGTATGGCTGTGTGATGGATGGCTTTCTCCATCTACCTCGCTATGTGGTAGGGCAGCTATTCTTGTTTCAGCCAACTCTTGGCTTTCAAATTCATACTTCTTGAATAAATATTTCATTTTATATTAACTTTTAGTTATTTTACTCTCGTTTTTATTATAGGTGTAATTGTTACGTTGTTAATGCTTGTAATTCGCTATCGCTTAATGCTGTGTTGTAAACTTTTATGTCTTTTACTTTTCCGTAGAAATCATTAGTACCTGCGCCACCATCAAAATTTAATGTATCTAATCCACTTGGCATCGTAGCAGATGTGTCTGTTCCCACTTCAGAACCATTAACCCACATAGAGCAATCGTTAGCTTTATATTTTATAGCCACTTTTACTGAAGTAGTAATGTCAGTTAAGGTATGATTAAAATCAACTACTGTACTACCACCATCTATAACTCTTGATTGTATTTGGTTAGATGTTGAGGTGTAATTTATTCTAACTCTGTTGTCGTTTGTTCCATCAGATACAGTAATCATTCTGAATGTTCCGTCATTAGCAAGTGCTGCAATCTCCGCATACAACACACCCTCGCTATCATTAAATACATTTGAGTTACCTGCATTATTACATACATCAGCCGACCTTGTTACAGCACTTCCTGACGTTGGTATATACGAAGTGGCGTAGCTTCCTGTTTCAATTTGCGCACCCCAAAAATATGTAAACTTACCTGATGATGAAAAACGCGAATTATCAGATGATGCAAATCCGAAATCTATAAGGTTGTTAGTTATACTACTTGTTGTTGTGTATTTTATTACACACCTATACCAACCATTACCATAGTTTTGCATTTCAGCAGTTAAACCTGAATTTACAGTTCCTAAACTACCTGTACTTAAATTGAAACTTGCTATGGGCTGGTTTGATAAAGCTAATGCTCGAATGTACAAATAATCCTCATCTCCTTTTTTAGCAAAAATAGATACAGCATAACTTGTTAAAGTTGAATGTGTAAAAGTTACCCTAGCATAAGGCGCAGTCCCAGTGCTTGTAATTTTATCAGCATTAGTAGTGCCGTCTGGTGCGGTTGTATTGTTTGATGTTACAGTTGCATTATTTTTGTTCCAACTGCTATCACTAAAATCTTCGCTATATGTAATAGAATTTGTCCTTGTAGGCTCTAACAAAAGCGTAGGACAATCCTGTACTACTCCATCCAATAAGGGATAATCTAATCTTGGTACATTAGCTGCTACGGTTTCTATAAGACCGTCTTTATTTACTCGTGTCGCTTCGCCCTCTGGGTCTCCTGTTACTGTAAAATCCCCATCAGCAGTATTAGGCACAACAGAGTATAGTGTGCCACTTTTGTAGCCACTAGGTATTTGTACTAAAGATGCTTTTTGGTAAATATCAGATAGTGCCATATTAACTTGTTAATTGTTGTAATTCTGCATCTGTTAATGCTTCTTTAAATACTGCTACGCATTTGACGTTTCCGTAGAAGTTATTAGAGCCACCATCATCGAAAGCTAATTCACTTAAACCAATAGGTGTATTACCGCTTGTATCTGTCGCTACTTCTTCTCCATTTATCCATAAAGCAAAGTCGTTTTGCTTATATTTAATAGCAAATTTACTAAATGTAGTTACGTCATCTATTGTTTGTGAGTTATCAAAAACAGCTGAACCTGAAGATATAACTTCTACTCTAATTTGATTTGAACTATTTTTATATCCAAATATTATTCTATTTGATGAAGTTCCAATAGCTATTTTTCTATTTGTGCTATCGTTGAAAAGTGCAGCAATCTCTGCATACAAAACCCCCTCACTATCATTAAACAAGTCAGCATTACCACTATTGTTTGCAACGTCAGCAGAGCGAGTTACTGTGCTACCGCTTGTTGGTATATACGAAGTGGCATAGCTTCCTGCTTCGAGTTGAAATCCAACTATTCTAAAACCTTTATTGGATTGATTACTATATTTAAGTAAGCCAGTAGTACCTCCACCAGAAGTACTTGTAATTACACTTGATAATCTATATATATTATTACCCATATTTACATTAGGTAAATTACCTGTAGTTGCCGATTGACCTCCCACTCTAAATATTAAATCTCCAGTATCACTTCCAGTACCTAAAACAGGTTCGCTTAAATCATCCATTATTACAAAAGCAGATATTGTGTATTCAGTAGAATTTGCAATACTTCCAGTAAAATATCTATATCTTGTTTGGCTATTATCTCCAAATTTTATACAATTAGTAAAACCTAAATTCCAATTAAATGATTCGTATGTAATACCACTTTCTGAAGATTCTGAAGATGTAGGTTCACTAAAATTAAGAGAATTACTCCTACTCGGCTCTAATAACAAACTACCAAACCCTGATGAGTAATCTATTCTTGGTAAGTTACTTGCAATACTTTCTATAAGCCCTTGCTCGTTTACTCTTGTAGCACTTGAACCTCTACTAAAGTCAAAGTCGGCTTCTTGTATTTCTTTAACGCTCACGTTGTCTATTGAGCCAGTAAAATTGCTTCCAAAATAAATTTCATTATTTACTCCACCAGCTTTAAAATAACCAGTATAATTCCCTATTGAATTTACATTAAATAAACTACTTATGTCATTACCAGCTCCTCCAAATACAGTTAAGTAACCGCTTGTATAATCAGAAACATTAAATGATAAATAATAAGTATTCCCAGAAGTTAATACATTTTGACTTAAATATTGTCCACTAAATCCAGTAAAGTTTGCAGAGCCTCCAGATATGTTTATTCCAGTTCCTTTATTCCAATCACTATCTGTATCAAACGAGCCATTAGTAACTAATTCTTGTGGCAAGACCTGATAAGGCGGTATAACAGTATTTAAGCTACCATCTGAATATGCAGTAGGTGTTAATACAATACTAGCTTTGTTACTTAAGTCTCTTAATATCTTATCTGTGCCGTTAGAGTTCTCGTAATAGTCAGAGTGATTGTACAGCTTGTTTGTTGCTGCTGCATCAAAGTACACATCGCCAAACCCCTCTGCGTTAGCGTTTCCCCAATTGCTTCTGTGATATATTTCGTTTGGCATTTATATACTTTTTTAGTTTAATTATATTCTTACTTTTTGGTTTGTACATTCTCATAAAACCCATCCATTAAATAAACTATCCTTGTCTGGATATACATCATCATCAGAGTTTTGCTCATATTCTGGATATAAGTTGTTATTAAAACTCATATGGTCTATAAACCTTGTTGTGTAATATTCTGCTAGGTTTCTTTCTTTTTGTACTAGAAAATCAACCTCATCTTTACTAGGTGTCTCTGCGTTTTCGCTTGTGTGCTTAAATAGTCCACCATTCTTTAACTGATATGCTGAATAAGGTAAATACTCCACCATCGCAAAATGAATAAGCATAGGAGCTAAATACTCATCTACTAGCGTTTGGTAATCGCCTGTTAAGTTACCTGCGATAATATCAGCTTGTAATTTATCATATAGCTTACTACCTGTATAGTTTCTTATGTGTATCTCTTGCGCTATCTTGATAAACTGTATAAACTTATTGGTATCTACATTGCCATCAATGATACTATTTTTAACAAGGTCTGTTCTATTTATAAATAATGCAGTAGCCATATCTTAGTTTTTAAAACCCATTTTTTTCCAATATGCAGCAGTATAACCTTTATACTTCATATCTTTAGGTGCAACAGGTACTTTTTGTGCGTTTGTTTCAGGCTTAAATCCTTGACTTTTAGCTTCTGTTGTACTAATTACATTACCTAAACTTTTACTGCCCTCTTTACGTGCGTATATACGTCTAAACCATTTATGTTGGCATCTTGCTCCACCTTTATACAGCCATACAGAATAAGTATCACTACCATTTTTTCCAAATCCTGCATTAACAACTTTGTCAGTCATAGCAACTATATCTTCTTTGCGATATACCTTTTTAGCACTTATCATTTTCTTGCAAAACTCTCTACTATTAGGGCTTGTTCTATTAGGAGCGTACATATACCTAACTAAGTAAACTTTATCTTCTTGTCCTTTTTGTTTACTCTTACCATCTTGCTTACTGTCTTTGTATGGCTTTGCACTACCTGTACTTGCTAACTCTGTTTGCTCATTTAGTTCCTTAATCTTTTGGTCTTGCTCATCTTCTAGGTCGTAATTAACCTCTTGCTCATCTATAAGTTCAAACTCCTTTAGTAGTTCTTCTTCATCTTGTCCTAAGTCTATGAGTGTATCAGCTACATCTGTATCTACAAACTTATCCAAATCACTAGCTAGCTTAACGCCTGTTTCTTCTTCTTGTGTTTCGTCATCTACAAGGTCATTGTCAATCTCTGTAAACTCTAGTGGTTGTAGTGTCTTGAAGTATAAGTTAAGTGAGATGCCATTATACGCTAGTATCTTATCAAAAGCATCTATAAGTAAGTTTTGAAATGGTCTAATAACAGTATTGTCCATTAAGGTACTAGCTGTCTTTAGCTCATCTGCATTGTTTCCAAGCCCTGTATTGTCTTTAATTCCTATAAGCATAGGAGATACTACTCTGTGTGCTACAAGTATCTTACGGCTGCTCTCATCGCTTAAAAACTGATATTGGTTATGTGCATCGCTAAGTTGTACAGGGTCTATTGTAGCTGCTGTTTCTGGGCTGTCGTTAAATGATAGTATAAACTTACCTGCATTACTACTTCCTGAAAACTTATCATAAATACGTCGTTCTATTGCTTCTCTTTCTTCTGCACTAGGAGTACCAGAATTGAAGTTAATAAGCATACTAGGACTTAATCCTGATTGTATGTTATTTATATGAAAGTTAGATATTTCTTCTTCTAAATCTGCATATTGCAAACCACCCTGATAGTCAGGTGTAGAATAGTATTTGTACCCTGCTCTGTAAGGCTTTACATAAAGTATCTCGATAGCTTCATTACTTGTACCAAAAGCAGGTATGCGCTTCACTTGGTTAATACGGTTGTATTTAGCCCAATCGCTAGAGTAGTAATATGCTTCTATCTCTCCTTTATCATTGCACTTTTCAGCAGCTAGGGTTTCAACAGGCATATGCTCTACCCTTGCTATTTTCTTTCTATCTTTAGAATAAATAACTTGCATAGAACATTGTCCGAATAGCTTTAAATCACTTGCTAATTTTCTTACACAATCTTTATGAAACAAAGTAATAGCTTGTGCATAAGCATCAGGCTTCTTATTGCTGTCTGTTGCATCTAAACCTTTGCCATATATCATCTCGCTTAATGCGTTTATAATAGCATTGTTAGTAGGGCTACCATTGTATCTATCTATAAGATACTGAAAGTATGAGTTTTTATCTCCGTATGTTACAAAAGCCTTATTCTTCTTTTCTTCAATAGTAGGGCTTACATAATTCGATAAACTTAATGCGTGTATCATAATACTATATAGTCGTTATTGTGTGTATCGTTTGTCTCGTAAACATCCTTATTTACATTATATTTACTTTGTGTAACAGGTGTTTGGTCTGTGCAAAATAACTTATCTTTATATACAAGTGTGTCATCAGATTTCTTAACCTCTAAGGTATAAAAATGTGCTTCTCTAAATGGTGCATTACTGCTACCAAATGTCATACTAGCTGTTAGGTAATTCTTATTACTATCAACTGTTGTAGAAGCTGTTATTGTTTCTGACTTATTGGTCTGCTCATCTGTTACAGTATATGTAAGAGTTTCAATAGCATATACTCTTGGTATATACTTAAATGTTTGCGTTTGTGAAACTGATACAATCTTCATATAAGTAT